TACCCTGATTCAAGGGTACGATTACCCCTTTAAAGAAGGCAATCTCATGGGGCGTGGGCAGAAGTTCCATAGTGATTATTCCTACAGACGTGCTATAATAATAGGAGATGATAGCAATCTGCGTAGGACACTCTCGACCAAATGACTCAGGAGCAGCTTCTGTAACTGGAGTCACCGAATGGGACTATAACTCTCAACTGGCTGACATGATTGGGGATAGGTTGAAGACCCCCCATAAAATATACTCTACTTATAAAGGAGCTAGTTATTGGAGTTCAATGAAGTGGTTATCTAAAACTCTTCGTAAGGATGCCGTTGATGCCGCTGTTGAGTTACACTTCAACGCTGCTAGTCCTTCCGCTACAGGACATGAGTGGTTATACTGGAATACTTCTGAGAAAGGGAGGCTCTTTGCTCGCTCTTTAAGGGATTCATTTGAAGATTGCTTTCCTCAGTTACGGAGCAGGGGTATTAAGCCCCGACAGAAAGGTAGTAGGGGAGCCGCTTTTCTTAGGTTAACTCACTGCCCAGCGACTATTGCAGAACCTTTTTTTGGTAGTAATAATGAGGATTGGGAGCTTGCTCTAAAGAATATGGAAGGAATAGCTACCTCAATAGCAGGAGGCATTGAACTGTATAAAAACCTTTCAGAAAGGTGGTAATGTGGAGCTACCTAAGACAGTTACAATTGGAGGGCAGAAAATTAAAGTAAAGATTCAAAGTTTTAATGACTATGGTGGCTTTACATTTGGGCAATACTTTCATGATGATAAAATCATACAACTAAATCCTGATCAATCTGATAAGGATTTAGTAGAGACACTAAGGCATGAGATGATGGAAGCCGCGTTGCTAATATCTGGCGTTGGGTTTTCTGATAATTATGAACAGGAAGCCGTAGTCCGTTGCATGGAAGAAATATTTTTTCCTGCCTGGGAAACTCTTCTTAACCGATTTAATTTTTGAGCAATAAAAAATTTGTATATAAAAAAGGGTTTCTTCATTTTGAGCCTAATGAGGCTGCAATAATTACAGCATACAAAAGGTCTTTAAGTATGGGCATACTTCCAGGGTCATATACAAAAGGTGCAGGTAATATGGTAGGTTGTTTAGGAGAAGTTGCTGTAGAGTTATATTTAAGAAACAGTGTTTATGTTGGAGACACTGAATTTAATTATGATTTTTTATACAGGAAAAATAAAGTTGAAGTGAAATCTAAATCATGTGGTGGCCTACCTAAGCATAACTATTCTGCATTTATTAATGGAAATAAAAGCAAAGTAGACAACAACGATATTTATTTTTTTACCAGAGTCAAAAGAGATTTATCAATGGTGTATTTACTAGGATGGCTCCCAAGTAAAAAAATAGATTCTGTAGGAATATATAGAGAAAAGGGGGACGTAGATGAAGATAATTTTGTCTTTAGATCTAAAGGGTATCAAATAATTATTAGCAGTCTCCAAAAACCAAAAGATATTAAAAAGGTGTAGATATAAACAAAGGACTACACAACCCATTTGTTATTGTATTCCCATTAAATATTCTTTCCCCAAAGTAGTCTTCTGCACTTTTAGCATTCATTGTTTTAGATAATTCATGGATGCAAATCTCAGTGCTATATACAGCTCTTGGAGTTTCAGTATCTATTCCTAGAAATCCTTTATCACAAACTTCTTCCGCAAGAGACACATCTTCTGCTTCTCCAGGGAGTACTTCTTCTATGTAGTCTAATATTTCTTCTCTAGTCATGTTTATCTATGGTGATAACTGTTCTACCAACATTAGGAATAGTAACAGGTTTGTCAAACGCATACATAAAACGTAGCTCCCCCGTAGCTTTTTTAATTATTTCTTTTGGTGTCACTTCACTTTTATTTGTAGCGGTGTGTATTGTGTCATCAATTACCCAAGTCCTGCGCTGTTTCATTGTATTCTTTCTTTAATGTTTTGTTCTATTTCACGATCTATGTCGTATTTTTCGTTTAAATCAATCTCCCATATCTTGCCTCCACCAGACCCTAAAGATTTTACAGGTCTTGCTCGCTTACTGTTCTTACTAGCCTCTTCTAAAATCAACATACCAACTCGTACAAAGTTCATGTTATTTGAAACCCCAACACTACGGCCTCCATTAAACTCATGAACTGCTCCTTGAAACTCAGTTAGAGTCCCTCTCCATATAGGGTTGGAAAAGTATTCTCTAGCCCTTTTCACAAAGAATTCTACAAGCTCTGCTACAGCAGACCTACTTGAGTTGTCGTATGCTGCTGATGCAATAGTAGGGTCAATGTAGCTAGCAACACCAAACCTTGAAGAGCCCATTATTTGCTCTGGTGGTTCCCATTCAAGTAACCATTTAGCAAAATGGGGTAGCTCTTCAGCAATTGTGTTTTCAACAACACTATTTGAAGGGAACTTACTAGTTGCTGAATTACTTATCCTCAACGCCATTAGCTTGTCTCTGTTGCTTGAGTCTAATGCAGGTATGACTGATAAACTATTAGCATCCATGTTTAAAGAAACAATAACCCTACCTGTCCAAGGGACAGACACAGCGTCTACGTATTTAGCATGGTATTCAATTCTAGGATTAGCAACGCTCCTTTTAATTAGCTCAGTTGCTCTACGTTGATCTTGGAAAGAAGCTGCAGATGTTGTATCATCAATTACCCAAGCTGCCACTCTCGCAAGATCTTTATTAAATTTAGTCTGTCCTGACAAATAATCAGAAGCATCGGCAAAGCCCCCTACAAGGGCACTAATAACTCGATTCGACAAAAGAGATTTACCTTTGTTTGTTGGGCCTACTAATAGCAAAGCCTGCCCTTGTAAATACTCCCTATTCAATACAGCTATATAGAACCTTTTAAGCCACGCATAAAAATAAAGTAGGGGGTCTGTTTTCTTGTCAGAAACAAACAACTGTTCTAACCAGTTTTTAATAAAAGACCAGTTCTGCACATCTCCATCACTTGCAGGCTCTGTTGGAGTAATGTTAGCTGTGTTAAGTATCTTATGAGAGTTATAGTGAACTACACGCTCGTCACTAAATACAACAGGAGCAATTTCATGAATCCTGTTTTGCTTTGCGATGGCAACTAAAGCAGTTTCCACTTCTGAAAGTCGATTCCTGCCAGCCCTCATTGAGAATCCTGCTTGTCGCAGTTCAAGGATTAGCTGGTCTTTAGGTATTGTTTGGACAGTCCCATCTAACAATGTGAAGTGCGACTTCCCGTTAAACCAATAAAGGTCTAACAAGTCTCCCATCTTCTTTGTTTCATATTCTTTAATAAAATCAGATCCAAATAATTCTTTCCAAGGAGTAAAATCTTTTGAGGCTCTATCACTAAAAGAATACATACCATCTTCGCAGACCACGCACCCCTCTCTATCTATATCATCATCAATCCAAAACAGTGGTCCTCTACTCCCTACAATGAAATCACCATCCCACCTTTCTGGAAATTTTTTGTGCACTTCTTTTTCTACAACTTCAATTGGCACAGACGTTTCAACACTTTGTGGAGGGTTTTTAGCAACTGCTTTAAGCAACACCGTTCTATAAACATTTTTAGGGAGGGGCTCCCCAAATTTCTGCCATTCAGTGCCCACCTCAAAATACTGTGAAGATCTGTAAGATGAGCTGTCAAAACCTGCAAACAATCTTTCAGCCCCTAAATGGTTACTAAGCTGTTTTATAAATGGATCATACATATCTTGTGAGATAGGCAATGTCTCCTCAAACTCCCATATTAATCTTATATACCCTGATTGAGTTTTAGTTATCCAAGTAGGAGTTAAGTTTTTGCACTGAGCTGTCAACAAATTAGGAACCATCTCCCAATCAATAGGCGCATCAAAGTCAGCTGCAAAGCCACTACATCTATTTATTGGGTTGTCGTTAGATATTCTAACATTTGGACTGTCCCCTGCACACATTGAATAAAACACATGGTCTGTGTCTGCTTGAGCACACCAACTTCTAAAGTCGGCTTTAGATTTAAACTTGGGTTTTTGGTTAATCTTTAGTGAGGATAAATCGTCTACCCCAATTGCTTTCTTACTCTTTAAGTTTTTTATGTATCTATATATCATTTCTCGTATCTGGACACAACTTTACCATCAGCAGCTAATGGGATATCTGAAATCCAATCAGGTGCTGTTGACATAATTTGTATCACTTTCTGGAGGGTTTGTTCTGCGTCTTCTTTATTAACTTCTATAATAAATTCATCATGTACGTGGAAGAGTACATCTAATCCTTCTTCAACTAATTTAATTAGTTGATCCGCAAACACATCTCGTGCTAGTGCCTGTGAAAAATTTTCTGCCAACAAACCTCCCCACATCCTCACAGGGATTTTTTTAGACCCTTTAGTTATCTTAGCTACATAACTTCGTCGCCCATTTTTAAGAGTTGTTGATATCTTACCGTAGTTCAGTGACCTTCCTGAAGGTAGCTCTAGAATAAAATCTTTCTTAAGTGCATACGCTCTATGCAGACTTCTTTGTAGATCATTCCATAGAGTAGGGATTGTTCTCAAGTTAGTCCTGTATCTCCTAACTGCTTTATGAGCTTCTTCTAGGGTAGCGTCAGAAATCATAGCAAACTTTTTTGCAGAGGCCCCATACCCACAACCTAAAACAATTTGTTTTATCCAGTGCCTTAATTTGCCTCCATCAGCAGTTTTAAAATCTTCCCCTTTCTTAGCTCCCCAAAACCCTAGCCTATAAGCAAAAGCTTCATATATGTCAGGAGAATTAGCAATGTCTTCTAGCATTACATCGTCTTTAGCCAGCCAACATAAAGTTCTAACTTCAATTTGTGATAAGTCTGCAACGATTAATGATTTACCTTTTTTAGCAGTTATTAAACTTCTAAGGTTTGTTCCAAAAAGATCTCCTCTTGGGAGGTTCTGTAAGTTAAGATTTCCACCAGACCCTGACCATCTGCCTGTATGGGCTCCCATATACATTAGCCCTCCATAATACCTACCATCAGGCATAGTGGCATTATCAAAACTTTCTAGTTTCTTTTTTAAAGAGTTAATTCTTCTGTAGTCACGAACAGCCTGAATCCATTTATATTCCTTACCATTCTCACTTATAAACTTATTAGCATCATCATCAGTCATTGATAAACTTACGGGAGGTTCTAGTCCTACTTTCCTGCACTCCTCATTAAAAGCTTTTCTTGAAAGAGTTGGGGCTTCACCAAACCAAGGAATAGAGTTCTCTGTATCAAATAAAGCTTTTGTAATTGCCTCTTTCTGTTCTTTAAGAAGCTGTTGGTCAATAGGTAATCCTTTCTGTAACGCCTGCCTGTTATAAAAACTTATTTTTCTTTCTTGTTTAGGCCATTCGCCAGAAACTTTTTGCCACAGAGATAAGCATAATTCAGAATCTTTAAGTGCATACTCACTAACTTCTTCTCTAAAATCTTTAGGCATGTTCTCCCACTTCTTTCCCTTCATATTATCTCTCGTCTCCTTATCGACTTCTATGTCTAGAACAGCAGAAGAAGCTCCTTTCAAGGATCTAGGAAGGCCACAAAATGCTGCCATGTCTGCTGTACAATGCCACTCTCCAACCTCAACATAATCCCACCACCCTTTTTCCACACCAAAAATATATAATGTCTCATCAAATGATGCATTATGTGATAGAACACACTGACCTTTTAAAATGCCCCAATCAAAATCTTTAGGGTGTCCAACAAAACTTGTGCCCTCATCACCCACAACGGACACCATATATGCGTCAAAGTCTGGGTGAGCAAAATAACCTAAAGGCCCTAGCGTTTGGATTGAACAATCCTTGTCGTAGTATGTCTCAAAATCTAATGCAAATGTATTCATAATTAAGGAGTGCTCCGACAGCACAGGATGAAAGCATGAAAGTCCTAATGCTGTCGGAGCTAAGGCTTGCGCCTATTTATTCTGAACTAGGTTCCTTTACCCCCTCAAGATCTAGAACCTGTTGGGTGCCAGAGTTTTCTTTAAGAAAAGTTATCTGGTCTTTAAAGGCTTGCACAAGTATTGCCATACGGCTTTGTTGTTCAGCAAGCTCCTTTTGTTTACCCTCCATTTCAGAAAGTAGTTGCTCCACGCTGTGGAGTTCTGTCTCTAATACTTTAACGCTGTCAGTCATAATTATACCCCCTGTTTAAAGTTACTAACCCAATCAAGGACCTCTTGACTAGTCTCTTGCTTAGAAGGTTTTAACATTGGAACCCACCATATTTTTTTGTCCCACTGTTCTTGTTTAGTATATAACTCCCAAGTTTTAGCTACTAAAGATGCAGTTGGGTTGAGCTTCTCAAAAGTCTTAAGAGCTTTGTATGTGAAGTCATACCCTTTGCCAGATACGTCTATCTTACCGATAGCCCACTGATCATCACCAATAGGTACTTCAAACCCTTCATCATCTTCACACTCATCACTCTGCTTCACAAGCATTGTAATGTCTGCAAATTCGACAACCTTAAACCCTCTGTCACCTAGAGCTTCATTCTCTTCGATTAACTCCTGCGCTTCTTCTTCTGTTCTAGCAATCCTGCCACGAACTCCAGAACCAAAAGGAGTTTTTTCTCGCCATGCTTTTACTGCACTTACTACGACGGCTTCGGCTTTATGCCCATCTTTTACAATGACATTTTCTTGTTTGATAACTAAATCACCAAAGTCTCCAGCGTCATAACCTGAGCTTTTACCTTTGACGTTTATTCTTCCAATAAGAATGTCAGTTGATGCTTCTTCCCATTTAGGGCTATCTGCAAGGGCAGTGCTCTCTACTTTAGCAAGCTCTGCTTTATCTTCTACTTCTACTTCTACTGTTTTTATTTCTTTTGTTTTCGGCATTTTCTATTTCTCTATTTCTCTGTTTATTAAGTAAGCGTGAATCGCTCTTCGTTTGTTTTAATTACAGACGCTTCACTTAAAGCATCTGCAAAATCTCTTACTGCTTGTTGTTTCTCTCCTTTTTCAGCGTGCTTAGAAGCTAAGTCAGTTACTTTTTTTAAAGGGAAGCTAGCAGTCTCTAAAATCTCTTCATTTGAAATACCGAACTCTTCAGCAACTTCAATAAGCTTTTTATTATCTACACACTTTCTGGGTGAGCCCATCGATTTTAATTTTAAAGTAGGGAACTCAGTGCCTGACTTAGCCATGTCTATAGCTTTAGCTTTTATTTTTGTTGCCCAATTGCTTACAATTTTCGCTACAGTCCACAATTGCTCAATAGTTTCTGGGTCTTCTGGATTTTCAATATCACCTTTAGGTATAAATTTATCAGCAAACCTGGATGCAATTTCTATTACTATCGCCCCTAATGCAGGGCACCTCTCTTCAAAAGCACAAAATCTACAGTTGCCAGAGGGTTCCAGATCATCTAAATCAGGAGCACTCTTATCCCATTCTGGCCTTACCCGTTCCGCTTTCGTTATTACTTGTGAAAGATCTTCAATTAAATTTGGCACATCTTCTCTTTTAAATGTGCCGTGTAAAACTTCACCCCTTACAGGTATATAAAACACAAAAGTTATTTCATTAAGATCTTCATATTTTTGGAAAGCTCCTACTGAGTAAGCCTTAGCTTGCCAGTTTTCAGTAGGCTCATCTATGGTTGAGATACCTGTTTTATAATCCCCCATGACAGCTTTATCTCCACCATACAAAGTTAATCTATCACAAGTCCCAAAGGTGTTCGTGCCTTCAAGAGCCACATCAACTACAATTTCATTGTGTTCTTCTCTATGCTGATCTCCTATAATTTTGTTAAGAAAAATATCTTCGTCTTTTACTATTTGTTCGTAGATATCATTCTCATCTTCATCATGTAACGCAGAAGGATCTCTGATCTCAAGTGCCTCGTGTATACGGGTGCCTTTCTCGGCAGCTGCACTAGTACCTTCCCTGCCTTTATACCCTGCACAAGTTGCTACGTACTTAAGACTCGATGGGGAAAACTCTGCGTGCCCTCTGTTTGCGTGATCTGGTTGATTATCCATGTAGTGCCTCTAAGTTTTTAAGTTTCTTTTCTATAGACTTCATTACAGCCTCTTCAATAGAGTTAGCTGCCACCAGAATTTTTTGTATTGCGTCTGACTTAGCTCCATTTCTATGTATTCGACCTAAAGTTTGCAGATGGTTCTTAGCAGAGAATGAAGGACTAATCAAACTAATGCGTGGCCTGTTTCCATTAATATCGTGTAATGATACTCCTGTTCCCCCTGCTGCAATGTTAGAAACTATTATATGTGTCTTGTCGTTTTGAAAATCGTTAATAGTATTTTCTCTTTCTACGGAAGATTGATTTCCTTCAATCCGACCACATTCTAATTGCTGACTTAGAGCGGTCACGGAGTCTGCAAAGTTAACAAAAATAACTACTGAGTTCCCCTGACTAACTAAGTCCTGAGCCATGTCTGCTAAGTCTGGAACTTTAAAAGATTCTGCTAACTGCCTAGCTCTTAATATATCTACTATAGCGTACCCACTGTCGGTTAAAGATTTCCTGTCCTCAATAAATGCTTCTACAATAGCGGGGGTAACACCTAGATCATCGTACGCTTTTATAATTTTATCAGTCTTACTAAACTGCGTTGGCTCAACAAAAACTCTATTAGCTCTAAATGAATCTGGAAAATCTTCGACAGTTAGTTTATGTGCGGATACTCCATAAATAGCTTTACGTACGTCAGACAATTTTTTACGGCTTATCAGTCTCCATTGTTTCCATTGATCTCTAGCACACCCATTTTGAACCATCCAACTGTACCAACTAGGAGTGCCATCTGGTTTCTTATTAAGGCCATGTAGTCCTAACATATATCCTAAAGCTCTCATTTCTGTAGGATCTTCACAAGCTGTTGCAGACATACCATGTATTGAGTACCCTTGATTAACTAGGGATATAATTAATTGAGCAGACTGCGTGTAGGCTCCTTTGCATTTATGAATTTCATCTACTAGCACCAAAGTGTTCTTAGGAAGCTTCCACTTCATAAGCTTTTTACCCCTCTTGCTCATGAATGGAGTGTTACCCGTCCTAACTTTTTCATAATTAAGGACGAACAAAGGAGCTACCCCCACTTCTTTTAATTCTCTTTGCCAGGAAGGAATAACAGCTTTAGGACATAAAACAGCTATAGGAACTTTAAGTGCCCTAGCAATATGAACTGCAACAATAGTTTTGCCTGTGCCAACAGAGCTTGTATCGACTGTGTTTTTTCCTTGTAGAAGCGTCTTTACAAAAAATTTGTGAGCTTCCGCTTGTTTAGGGAAGAGGGTTTTCATGCGGTTGCGACTCTACAACCTACAGTTTATGCCGTCAAGATATTTATTATAATTTATCATACCCTAAAATTGCATACCCTTTCCGAATATACCTAGCAATAAGAAAAGCATCAACCATTCCATCATGTGCCTTAGAACATCTTTTGCTTTTGAGCCAGCACTCTTCAGGAGCTAGTCCGTTCGCTACATGTAACGCAGCTTTCTTGGTATCATATGGAGGAGCTAGGTGACCTAACATAGACTTCTGCCAGTTATGTACTTTGACACACCTAACATCCCACCCCCTACTTTCAGCTAGTCCTAACAATTTACCAAATGATAAAGCCATTGACCTAACTGCTTGCGAGCTTCGTGCATGGTGTAAAGGCTCTTCAACAGCAAATATGAAATCTGATTCAAGTGCCATTACCCACTCATAAACTTTACGTGCGTCTGTTTCTCGCTTCTTACTTCTTTGAAGCGTAGGCATAACTGTCTTATCAATGACAGCTCCTGTTTGTTTTGATATGGCAACTAACCCACCATTAAGCCCGTTATCGACTCCTATTATCATAGACTCTCTATATCTCTTGCTCTTACTAAAAGACCTTCCCCTTCATAAGGGACAAACAAAGAAATGTTTTTGTCTAGAAGTTGCAAGTACCTTACCTCTTTTCCATTTGTTGGCTTTACCAAATAAAAGACTCCTTTTTCTTCTTTAAAATAAAAACTAAAGTCTACTTTAGAAAAACTTTTACGCATTAATACTAGGGGGTCTATAACTCTAACCCTCTCTTTAAATAATATACTCGTTTTCGTCATCTAAAAATACTGGTGTTCCTTCTCCAAAATCGGATTGCAAATATGTATACTCATACAGATCGTAAGCTTCTTTCTTAGAAACTTTTTTGTTTTTTACTAAAATCGAAATAGTTTTCTTTTTTGAATAGCAAGCCACAGGGGCTTTCCCAAAGGACTCAACAACTCCTACAAAGGCTTTTTGTAATCCAGAGTATGTAAGAAGACCATTATCTGGATTCTCTTCAGTTTTTGATGCCATTACTCAATGGGTTCTACGTCTATAATATCTTTGTCTATAGCCCCTCCTTTAGAGGCTTTTGTATTATTTAATATAGATATGTCTATCTGAACCTTGCCTGGACCACCTCCACTTTTAGAGTTTAGCCCTAAATTCCTACGGGCTATTTGATCCATAATATCTAGATCTCTAGGAGTCTTTGGTGTTTTAAAATTTTTCTTCCCATCTCGTATAAGTTTTATGGCAGTCGCTGCCACATACGCTTGATAAGCTTCTGCTGGGGAAGCCTGCCCTTCAGCCACTTCTTTAATCAATTCATCTTCTAAAGTACGGGCATCATGCTTTTCAAGCTTCCGCTCTTCTTTAGTCATCGTTTGTTTCTTTGCGTCTAGCTCCTTTTTAATGTTCTCTGGTATTACATTAGGCTCATGTGGAGTTTTCTTTCCTCCGATTCCTTTTTCTCTGAACCATCTCCGTAATGTAGATGAGTGAATATCCAGTTCTTTACTGATACTAACTAGTGTATAGTCTTGATTATAGAGCTCTATAGCTCTATCTAGTAATTCTTGTTTTTTAGTAATCTTAGCCAAACTAAGTAACATATACTATTATTATTAATAAATTTCAAGTTTCTATGAGTAACAAGCTTCATGTGTATGAACCAAGAATAGTTGCTAACACCAATGACATGGATGTTGGTGGTTTAATTATTCCAGCAACTAACACTTTAACAGCTCTACTATATGGCTTTAGACACCATAAAGTTAATAAAGCTAGAGAGTATTACTTCTGGAGGCTTTGTGATGAGTTATGGAACCATGATGATTTGCCAGAGAAGATGATGGTCAAACACCCTTGGGCAGAAGAAATGATTAAGTGTGTTATTGCCAACCGATATGTATCAATAGGTGGTGCTGCTTCTTCTGGTAAGTCGCATACTATGGCTGCGTGGGGTATTTTAAATTGGCTTTCTGCTCCTAGAGATACATTGGTCCTTTTAACATCTACCACGTTACGTGAAGCACGTAAAAGAATTTGGGGGTCTGTTATTTCTTTATTGTCTGTGATTGAAGGAGCACCATTAAAAGTTAGAGACTCGATTGGTAATGTCGCATATATCAATGAACAGGGTAACTTAATTGAGCGAGCAGGATTATCATTAATTGCAGCAGAGCGTAGTAAAACCCGTGAAGCTGTAGGTAAGTTTATTGGTATAAAACAGAAAAGAGTAATTTTAATTGGTGATGAGCTTGCTGAATTAAGTGAGGCAATATTGCAAGCTGGCCTATCAAACCTATCAAAAAACCCTTATTTCCAGCTTATTGGAATGAGTAACCCTTCATCTAGGTTTGATGCATTTGGCATATGGAGTGAGCCAAAACATGGATGGGACTCTGTAGACCCTAGTATTGATGATCAATGGAAAACTAAATGGGGTGGTAAGTATGTCAGGTTTGATGGAGAGCGTAGCCCAAACATTGTTGCGGGAGAAGACATATACCCCTGGCTACCAACACTTGAGAAATTAAATGAAGACAAGGCTTTACTGGGTCCAGAGTCTAGAGGGTATATGCGGATGGTGAGAGCTATCTTCTTTGATTCAGATGAAACAGAGGGCATTTATTCTGAAGCAGAGTTAACAAGATCTGGTAGCATGTCCGCAACAGAATGGCAGGGCAAACCCACCCCCATTGCAGGATTAGACCCTGCTTTTACTAATGGTGGTGACAGAACTATTTTATATACTGGCTTTGTTGGGTATAACCACACAGGTCAATTTTGTGTTAGTCTGGATGAGCCACACCACCTTAATGACGATGCCACCAACAAAGCTGTGCCTCGGACTTATCAGATCGTTCGCCAAATAAAAGACCTATGTATAAAGAAAGGTATTTTGCCAGAAAACGTAGCAGTTGACGCAACGGGTGCTGGAGCGCCTTTTTGCGATGTGCTTGCTGGGGAGTGGTCAGATCAGATTCTTCGGGTTTCATTTGGAGGTAAGGCATCAGACAGAAGGGTTTCTGCTAACAGCAAAATGATTGGACAAGAGTTATATGTTAATAGGGTTAGCGAACTTTGGTTTGTTGGCAAGGAACTTATTAGGACAAAACAGTTATTTGGAATAAAGAATGATTTAGCGCAAGAGATAACTAATAGGAACTACGACATGGTTAAAGGATCTACTTTAAGAATGAAGATCGAGTCTAAACCAGAATATAAATCTAGGTTTGGTAAGTCACCTGACTTGGCTGATGCAGCTTTTTTATGTTTAGATTTGGCAAGGCAACGTCATGGACTTGTTGCTGTTGAACCACTTGAGGAAGGGTCACCTGCTGCAAAGAGGCAAAGGAGATCAATTAAAAACATGACGACCGTACTGACGGTTGACCCACTATAAAACTTTCTTTAGTCCCTTGATGCAATTGTTTCCGTTAAACAGAAACAATTACTTCAATACGTGTTAAGAACTTTTCACTCTCCAACTTGACTTGTTGAATTTTTATTAATTAAGCTTAAATTTACTCATGGCTAGATCATCTTTACGTCGAACACTTAAGCGTCTAAATAAAAAAAGAGAAGAAAAAGAGGGGCTTATGTCCTCTTTTTCGCCTGCAACAGGGGCAGATCCTGTTGATTCTAGAAACCAGCCTATGCCAAAAAGTAACATTGTTAATGTTGGTGTGACTGGATCTGCTGGATCTGCTGGATCTGCTGGATCTGCTGGATCTGCTGGGCCTGATAAAAAATTAACTCTTCAGCAAATTGTAGACCGTGAAACTAAACGTAGAACTGATCGTACAATGCCAGATGGTTCTCGTGTAGCTAATGTATCTGGTAAAGATCCAAATGCCCCAAAAGTCACGATGCCTGACGGCTCTCAAAGATCTAGAATGTTAGAAGTTGTTGGTGCTGATTCTACAGCTCAAGCTGATCGCTTTATACGAGAAAACCCTAACGACTTTGCTAAAATCTCTCCTGCTGTTCTTGAGGACAGAAAAAGATCTCCTCAATATGCAGATGTTGAGGGAGATACAAGAGTAAATAAAAATTTACCAAAACAATTTATGGATACTGCTGAAGGGCGTAAGTACTTTACACCTATGGCTAAAGGAGATCTTCGTGGTAAATATGTTCCAGAGTTTGGCACATATGGCAGTTTAAGTGCAGCTGAAGAAATTCCAGAAGAAGGAGTGCGTGATGTACGTCCTAAGTTTACGGACCCAAAAACAGGAAAAACTGTTTATACAAACCCAAGAGCAAAAGAACACAGGAATTTTGCTGCTAAGATAAAAGAAAAAGGTGGAGGTTGGTGGACTAGACCAGAGAATGCAAGAGCGTTGGCTGCTTTGTTAAATGAAGCTCCTTCAAAAGGATTAAACAGCTCTCAAGTGATGAAGTTTATTGGTGACTTTGACAAGTCAGTTACGCATAAACAAGACAGTGATGAAGGTATGGATTGGATACAAGGGGTTGTTCGTTCAGAAACAGGCAGTGACCCTGCTGACATTGCTTTCTCTAGAAAACGTGCTTTCCCTGATCAAGGCAATAAAAATAAACTCTTGAAAAAAATTAGGAAGCAGAGAGAAAAAGAAAAAGAAAAAGAAAAAGAAAAAGGAAAAGGAAAAGGACAAGGGCAACCTGATGTGTGGGACTTACTTAAAAGACTACCCCCTGAACTTCAAGAAACAGTTATTAAACAGCTTCAGAATAATCCTTCTGGGAATTCTTTACCTAATTTAAAGCCTGGAAAAAAAGTACAATAGATAATGGCTATCGACGACGAACAAGCTTGGAATAAAATTTCAAGGGATGCCATAAAGGATGGGTTCCCAAGTGTTGCTTCAAAAGCAAAATATTTAGCGGGTCAGGCTGCTTATTCTAAACCTCTATCGGCATCATCTGTGCCTGCTTGGAATAAGGCTAAGAATCAAGCTCAACAAGCTGTAAATAATATTAGGTTTGGAGTAACCGATGACTTAGCACTTCAACGGCAACAAATGTTTCAGGACATTTCTTTGTCTGGACTTAAGTCAGGAGAGCAGAATAGGTTAATGAATCAAATGGAGTCTGAGATTGACCCAATCATTGATAGGCAGTTGTCCCTTAATAACATGCAAAAGAAAGCTGAGTTAGATATGGCTTCTGATGCTATTATGGAGGAGGTTGCTCCTGAGATTAGTGCTATTATGTCTGATCAGACGATGCCTATTGGTCAAAAGTTTCAAAGTTTATCTGCATTACAGATGCAGATACCTGCTTTGGCAGGCAACAAGAAGTATGATGCTTTCTTTAAATCTGCCTTTGATTCACTACGCAGTCAGCAATGGACTAAACAAATGTCTCAGCAGACTATGTTAGATGAGGACGAAAAAATTCTTAAGAAATTAGCCGAGAGAGGAAATGTGAAAGGGCTAAAAGATTATATTTTTCAACGAAATCTACAACAAGGACAGTATGACTTAAAGAGGTATAAAGCAATAGCGGAAGCAGTCAATATACAAGGCATTGGTATAATTGGAGCTGGAGACAAACAAGGACTAACACAAATTTGGAAAGCTGCCGATACATTAGACGCTAGACAATATGAGAATTTCAATAGATTAATTGAACAAGCTAAGCAAATCATTCCATCACTAGACCTTACTCCACTTAAAAATGAAAATCAGAAGGTATTTATCAAGGCACAATCTAAATTGAAGCAAGCAATACGAGAAGCTCTGAATGCCGATGACAGGGCAAGGCAAGGGCAGGGCCCATTCAATGGACTATAATAATAATAATGGCAGATAAAGATAATATTTTTGAGGACCCTTTTAATACGCTAATCGCATCAGAGCCAGAAGAATTTACAGATGCAGATTTAGAAGCAAAAATTAGAACGGATGCTTTTCCGAAGTTAGATCAAAAGTTACTTGATGAGCGCATTGACACAACTTCTTTGTATAAACCTTTTAATAAAGAGGATCCTTTTTTAGAAGGTCAGCCTGAAGTAGAGTACGGGACATACAAGCCAATCAAGGTTCCTACTTATCAACAGCTTAAAGACGCTGGGGTTGAGGATTATGAATTTCCTTTTTTAAGTGACGCTGATAAAGAAGACAAATTTGACATAAGCAATTTGGGAAAGCAGAACTTAATACCACAACCACAACCTCAAGCGACTAATTTTTTATCTATTGAAGATACAAAAGAAAGATCATTCCCTAAAGTAGAATTACCCCCTTTACTATCACCTTCTACGTTAGGGCTTGATGATTGGGCTGAGGAAAATGGTAGGGATAAAGATGATAAGTCTAGCGTTATAGAGTGGGCTAATTACAGAAGAGAAAGAGGGTTCATGGAGGGGGCTAACCTTATAGATTTTGAACGTGGGCTGCAAGAAGGGGCTATGGAAGAATTTGGTGACCCTTTTTCTATTAACACTAGGGAAGAGAAGTTAGGTTCTGAATTTACGCAGAGATATTTAAATCTTGAACTTGAAGAAGATTTAAATCCAACACAAAGACAAACTCTTATTGATAGTGCTAAGATTGAAGCTGTTGATCGGGGTGATTACACGTTTGCCCGTGTTGAAGTAGAGGATGAAAATGGCAACGTCGGATCAAGAATTCATTTAGGTAATAACTCAATAACTAATGTTGAGGAGTTAAAGAGTGAAGCTTTGCGTTCCCTTAAGGATGGTTTGATAGACTATTCAGATCTTGCAACAATCCAAGAAACTTTAAACAAAACAAATGTTGGGGATTTAAAATTTAACAGAGCTCAATTGACTCAGTTAAACATAGAGCTAGATGCTATTGTTGAAGATACAGACAGTATTGGCAACGCTTTTATTCAAAGACTACTTCATTATCAATTAATTCCATCAAGTTCTAAGTACAGAGAGACAGGGCTAACTGGTGGAAAAGGTTGGCTTAAACCCCTTAAGCCAGAAACAATACAAGATGCAGTTCAATATAACGGATTGGTACAAGATGAGTTGTATAGGCCCGTTCAAAAAACTCTTTTAGTTAATGACTTTAGGAGACGTGGGCGTTTTGAAGAAGCTAATGAGATTGAGCAGTCAAAAAGTTTAGACTGGGTATCAAAGTATATTGTTGATGAGAGTAAGCATAAGTATGGCTTAAAGAATTTAAGAGGAGCTATATATGAGCAAGCAGTCTCTTATGTTAATTCGACTAATGCCTTTAAATTTTTTGAGGATGTTAACTCATTATATAAGAACATTAGGATTTCCCCTAAAGGCACAGTTCTAATCCACCCTCTGTTAAATTATAATAAAAATAATTTTGATGTAGCTATAGAAACTATGAAAGATAGCGAGGGCAATGACGCTGATCTTTCTATAGATCAAGTTAATGATTTATATAATGCACGAAAGGTATTTATTATAAATAATTTCGATGAACTTGATAGGCTCTTACGAGAAGTAGCCCCCGACATTCAACGTGTTAAGTGGGTAGAGCACGTAGCTGAAAATGATAAGAAGAGTCCAGAAGAAGCTTTATCAAAAGTAGACTTGTTTGATGCCTTTTATGCTGACAAAGATGTTAATTTTGAGTCAACATTTTTTGAGGGGGTAGGTGCCTCCATAGAAAGTGCTTTTGTTAATATGTATCACGGTCTTGCTGCTTCAGTTTTTGGCAGTGAGTATTCTGCGAATGCTTTAGTAAAACAAGCTGCAGAAGAAGCCGACCGACAAAAGTACAACCGTCTTTGGGGTGAGCAATTTGGGTTAGGGTATGACATATCTACTATGGTTGCTCCTGTTTTCGTTGACATTTTTGCAGGAGGAGCTGTTAAAAAATCTATTGCAGGCATTGGAGCTGTCAGCAAACTATCTCAGGCTGGCATGAAACCTGGTTTGTTGAACTATGGAAAGATGTTTGTTGGGTATGGGCTAGGGGCTAGAAAAGGAATGTCCTTTGAAGATCTTGCTGATGCTTATGTAAAACAAGGATCAATGGATTCCGTGCGAGTTAAAAATGCCGTAACTGAATCAATCAAATCCTATAACACTTTGTTGTCTGACAGGCTAGGTATTGATGTAGCTACCTTCTTACCTGCCGCCAACAGAAGTGCTGCTGGCATGTACTCTTCCGTGTATAGTTCCTTAAAAGCACAAAACCCAAATGCTACTCATGAAGAACTACACGCTAAATCTATGTTCCCCGCCTTAGCTGGTGGAGCTATAACAGGGAGTATAGTTTTGGGAATGTCACGGTTTGGGCATGGTGGTTTAGAAAAAATATTTTTAGAGAACGTACCCTTCAAACAAGCTGCTGGAATACTTAGAGGTATTAAAGCTAAAGGTGTTGGATCAGCAGGATTTTCTGATGACGCTGCAAAGAGTTTCTTTAAGAAGATAATGGATAAAGAGATCCGTGATGTTATGAAAAATAACATAGCAAAAGGCGTAGGTGGCACATTAAAGGAAGCTTGGGATGAAGGTTTTGAGGAAGCTATAGATACTTTTGTAAACACCTATGTAGAAACTTGGGCTACAGGAGAGCCTATGACTTTTGGGGATAGAATTTTAGCTGCTGCACATGCTTTTGTGTTAGGGTCAGTCATGGGTGGTGGAGGTAAAATAGCTAAAAAAGGAACTCAAGTTATCGGGGAAGCAGCAGGACTTGAAAAATTCATGTCTCCTGACTTCTCAGACCCAGAGCTATATGCTGAGCAAACCATTAGAAATGTGTCTGAAGAACTTGAGGCACAACTCAAAAACACAAACTCCCCGTTAACGGCTTCTTACATAAATCAAATTTTAACTACTCCTGCTGGAGAAGCAGATACTACTGAGCCTGAGAGCATACCAAAATCTCGTGTGTTAGTGGTACCAGAAAAAGATAGGGATGAACATTTATCTCAATTAAGGGAAGCAGTTAAGTTTCAGGATTTAACTGAGGGTCCTTCTGGTGTGCAGAACTTACCAGAGATTACAGACCCTGCATTACTTGAGTTAGCTAAGGCTGACATCAATTATAATGTTTCTGATGCTGGACTTATTCTAGGGATTAAAGATCAGAAGAATATGGAGTGGGTAGGGTTTGCCCCTGATCAACCTAAGACAGTTCGCCAACTAGATACTGACCCTACTAATTCAAGTGTTCCTGTTGTTGACCCAAGAGATCTATCTTTAACTAAGGGAGTTTCTGTTGAGGTGGATCGTTGGGCTACAGAAAATAACAGTAACTTAAAGAGTAAAAGAATTTCTATTGATGTAACTACAAAGACAGATGGCATAGCTGATGTTGATATAGGCAGTTCTCCTACAGGTTTAGGACAGCCTGTTATTAGAATAAACAGAGAAGGGTTAGCTAAAAGGTTAAGTGAAGTTCCTGTTGAAGAACGCTTTGATTTATTTAATAAGATTTTGGGTGAGGAGTTAACTCATGCTGCTGAGATAGTTCAGTTTATACAGGATTATAACAAGAAGAATAAGAAAAATCCTACTGAGAAAGAACTAAAAGACTATGTAACTAACAGGCACAAGGACATGTACAAAGACATGGCTCCACAAGAACGTAAGAATGTTGTTGCTGCCTATTTGAATATTACTCAAGAAGACGTTGTTCTTCCAGAAGAAGCTAGCCCTGAAAAACCTGCTTCAATGACTGAGCAGGCAATAGCCGCTGAATTTATACGGATGCTCGTGCAGTACGAGAAGACTAAACAAACCACAGAGTCTTCACAGTGGCTTACATCAAACGAGGTAGCTACTTTTATGGGAGGTGTTTTTGATAGGATTAAGAAAGGATTTCTTTCTTCAAAGAAAGGGTTTACTGGTCCTGTAGCTCAAGAACTGAGAAAGCATTTAGATAATATAAAAGACATCTTAGTAGAGTTTTCTCTTAGAGACATTGCACAAGTACCTAAAGAAGAAATAACCAAAGCAATAGATGAGAATGATGTTATCCAACGCATTGAGCACAAGGATAAAGAGTGGGAATTTTTAGAGGAACCTGGCACACCACTTAAAGATGTTGCTTGGAAAAATAGAGGAAAGAAGAGAGATGGCTCTGCTCTGCTACATAGAGATAAGAAGGTTAAGCTTGTTAAAAGAATTGATACAACCTCTAGTAAAACAATAGGGGATCAGAGGAACGATACATTTGAACTTGTTGACCTTGATACGGGAGAAGTTATTGGGACATACTCTAATGAAATTGAAGCTATTAATGGTTATAAAGAAATTCAAAATCAAGATGCTACAATTGAAGATGAGATTGAAAATGTTGAGCCCCCACAAGATCCTACTATAAACAATGAGACTGATCAGGAATATGTAGATCTTGTTGATAGCCAAGTTACCAATGAGAAGACAGAGGAGATTCAAGAGATGGTCTTCGAGGCTGCGTTGACTCCTAAACAAATGCAGGCAATAAAGAATCATGCTGAAGCTGTTGCGTCTGGCAAGCAAGACAAAATTGATTCTGCAAGAGAAGAAGTTATTAGCTCTGGTTTAGGTACTCGTCCCCTTGATGAAATCAGTCAGATAGCTGATCCTAAAAAAGCTATGGCTAAAGTCATAGAGTCTTTTGGACAAGATCCTTCACCAATAGTTGAGGATGCTTCTGGGACATTGAAGACATTAAGTGAAAGATTCCCAACGTCTAAACAAATTATACCCCTCAATCCTGAAAAGGCTGGCACAATTGATTTAGATGAAGAGTTACGGGTAGTTGAACTTGTTAAAAAAGCTATGGCTGTTGCTCAGCAATGGGGCATAGAGACTCGTTTAGTTATTGATCCTCCAATTGATAGAGGAGCTATGTGGGTAGACAAAGATATTATCTATGTAAACCCTGACCAACTATCGAGAGAAACTTCTGAATTATCAGAAGAGACTGTTGCAGATTACGTTGAAGCACTTGCTTTTGCACAGGTTGCTATTGTTCAGTCTTACGAGGTACACTCCCAGAAGGAAATCACTGATTTAATTGATGAGACTTCTGATGTTGAGATTGCTGAGTTGATAAACGAAGTATATTCTGAGAATGCTAGAGGGGATGCTTTAAAAAGAGCTAGCGGAGAAGCTGAAGGTGGTGAGTTAACAGCTGCACAAGAGCTGACTAACTTAATGAGATACAAGATGTCTAGAGATGCTACCCGTATTGTTAATGGGCAGTCTGCAGCAGACATTGATGCTTATGTAAATCAAAAGCCTACATTTAAAAGTCTATTCGTATCTTACTTAAACAGGTTAACTCGTAAATTTAGTTATAACAAAAGGCTAAAGAAAGATAATCCCGCTTATAGCATTATGGTGAATAACCTTATTGAAAGGTTACGGGCCTACAAAGGAGGGAGAAGAGATCCTTATGTTCCTTTCGATGTAAGAAAACCTTTTGCTACAATTGAGATGGCACAAGACTTGATAGCTGGTCAAGCAGCTGAGTTTAGTGAAGATCAGATACCTACTTCTCAATCTAAAAATGCAAGGATAAGCCTATCTAATGTGGCTAACAGCCAATCTTACCATAGTGATCTAGCTCAAGACTTACTCGACAACCACAAAGGAAATATTTTAAGTAAAGATTTAAAGCTGCCTGCCGTATCTTCTCCAGCAGAGATCCTAGTCGCTTTCTTTGAAGCCGACCTCCAGTCATATGATAATGTGTTTTTGCCCATTAACAAAGACCTATCAGGGTTTGAGTTATATGTTGCAATGAAAGACAGGTATGATTACCTAAAAGAATCTGAAGCAGATCGTCCTGCAATTGGGTTATTAAAAGCATACTTAGATTTCGTTGATCCAGCAGACGTTTCATTGGTTAAAAATTCTCCTAATAGTTTCTCTGGTTATATAACCAGAATGCTTAAAGACCCAATAACTCAAAGGCAGTCCGCTGATTTACCTACAGGATTTGTTAACAACTGGACTTCATTTGTGGTAGCTGCAACAAGGGCTATCAAAGAAAACCAGAAAGGTGATTTTAGGCAACAAGAGTTTAGAGAAGTATTAGACTCTGCTTTTACAGAAGATGAGAATGTTATTAAAGAGCCTAATCTTTTAGTCAACTCTGATGCAAGAAGACAGAGCTTCAATGCCCAGCTTACGGCTTCGTTCGGTAATAATCATTTAGAAACTGTAAACTCTAGAGTAGGAACTGAAGAGTTTGCTGAGTCATTCGACAAGCTTCTTGAGGTATTTGAAATTGATCCTATAGACAATAACAATTTGTATAGGATGTACAACAGATTGCCTGAGTCAATCAAAGGACAGATGGCTGAGTTTGGTGTGCAACCTGATTCGGATCAACAGACTTTTATAGATGGTTTCTCACAACTTAGCAAAGTCGAAGGGCTTCCTAGTAGAGTCTACGCTATAAGTGATTTAGTTCAGTCTATAGCAGGATTACAAAACAACTTAAGGGAGAAGCGTGTTCCAATTAAAGCATTGAACTTAACTTTTTCAGAAGATGCTTCTGATATAAAGCAGTCAGCTGTTGGTGTGTTTAGGCTTATTGAGTATTTAAATGGTGAGTCTTTAGTAACTGATGATGAAGTTTCAGACACAGACTTTAGCCCTATTGAAGCTGCTGTTGTAAGGAAGCATAGGTTTGGTGTGCAGTTGCCTACAGATGTTTCTCCAGGTTCAAAGTACATTGGAGGATTAACCATTGCTAATGACGGAACGCTACCTGTCGCAGGTTTCAAGGCTCAAGTTGAAAAGAGATCAGGGATTACAAGGTCAGAGATTGATCTTGTTAAGTCTTTGGCAGATGCGTATTCATTTATAGATGCAGATACTCAAGAGAAAAGAGTTAACGTCAGTGATGTTATTGATTCTTTACAGGGTAAGACTAACAAGTTCCTTACATTTTATGAGTGGGAACCTTCTGATTATGTTCCACCAGCAAACATAATGAGTCGTCAGAAGCTGGCCCATGAAATCGATAACATTGAAGGACAAGTTCTTGAAAGTGAAGATGGGGTGGGGGCTATGTTTAAAGGACAATACAATCAAGTTATTATAGAAGGAACAAGAGTATCTCTTCGTAGTAAAAACACACACTCTTTAAGTTCTAAGTATAGAAGTTCGCTTACTAAAAAAGTAGAAGAAAACTTTGAGGCAGCGTATGAAAAAGGAAAACCCATTCAATTAGTTCCAGTCGATAAAAGAGATTATAAGTATAACCTCGCTCGTACTACTGGAGATATTAGTGGCGAAGAAAAAAGTATAAACATACTAAACAACAACATTGTTAACCTACAGGATTTATTTTTAGTCACTGCTAATGAAGATGTGTTGTCTGCTTATGAACGCATAAGTGTGCCTGAAGGTTCTCCGAGAACAGCAGCAGAAATGCTTGTGTCCAGCGGCAGCAATAGTTATAACGTAATGAGGGGCACTCAAAATAATGAACATTATATGGAGAGGCTACTGGAGCTTGATAAGAAAGATAGAGAGGAGTTGATAACTACATATAATGTTTTGTTAGATTTAGACTCTGCTTTGTCTATGTCAATTAGAAATTGGTTCATGCATTTTGCATCAACAGACATGAGAAATGTCGTATCAATTAGTTCACCTTACTATAGATTAGGTGAAGGTCTTGAAGTCATATCAGTATCTTCTGCTGATGAGGATATAGTTCCAGACCTGTTCTCTTTAGACCTTCTAAAAGATAAAAGTAAACTCCTTACAGCTGTTAAGACAGTTTTAGATGATGGCATGTCTGAGAAGGGAACACTTAGTTCTAGGAATCGATTATTAACTCCCGAAGAAAAAGATGTTTTAGTTGAAATTTTAATCAAAGGTTTAGATGCTGTGTATGAATCCTTTGAGCTTTCTGATCAATTATATTTAGGAAACTTTTTTGAAGACTTAGATAAAAACATAGAGCGTTTGAGGAGTGATATATTTTTACCAATTCTTGAGTCTGAAGATTCAATACTTACTGCTGAGATAACTTCTGAAATGTCACTCGATGAGGGTGGCAATACGGATTATCTAGGTTTTTTAGATGTTAATCTAAGCCTGCCTTCAATGGTCTTTAAAGTTTTAAACCCAGATAAAAGTGCTACATCTGAAGAATTTACTACGTTGTACCGTAAGGAAGCTAAAGAAAAACATACTCTTATAGATTCCAAAGAATTTGCAAATTTTTTACTTCAGAAGACAAAACAACCTTCAAATACCTACAGCGATGGAGCAGGAGCGAGAAGACTTGTTAGCCCAAAAAATTCAACCACTATTCAACATCGTCTGTCACAGCAAAAAACTCGTTATAATGTAGGGGATATGACGGATGGATATTACTCTACAATTGGGAGCGTGCATTCTCCTTATGAAATTTTGGTTGAGCCTGAACAGGCTAAAATGCCAATTGAAAGTATAGTTTATCATGCGGAAGCTTTTATTGATGGTCGTAAGCTTCGTGACTTAGAGGATTTGGGAGAGTGGGAATCAAAGGTTGATTTATTTTTTAAGAACTTAGCTCCTTTCGGGATTGCAACACCTAACGCACTTACGGAAGCTATGCAAAATGATGGTGAGGCGCAGCGTTTTATGCTTTTTGGTTCTAACCTTAACGCAAAACTTCTTGAGAAGTACTTAAAAGCGTGGCCTACTTTAATATCTATTGGAGAAGAAACTGCCCATAACACTGATATGGTTTCTTACATGTTTGGGAATATTAACCCAAAAGCACCAGAGGATTCTGAAAACTTGTCATACTCAATGGCATATTTTAATTTAGGGGCTGCTAATTTAGATTTAAGAAATATAGTAGGGCCAGTTGAGCAACCATCACAATATGGTGGTGCTGCTACAGGCATTCGACTAATAACTGATGCTGAGTCGCCACAATATTTAACGACGAATATATTTACATCCGCCAGAAAGTATGGTGCTGATCATGGGTATAACTTTGGCGTAGATTCAACAGAGAAAGGATTTCCACTTTCTTGGGTGAGACACTATGAAGATACAGTTGTTCCCTTTGATAGAAAGACAGGGTCTGTTGTCGATGGGGCAGAGCCAATCAAAGCTCGTGTTATGTACGAGGTTCAGAGTACAATGGCTCAGGACTCTTTGAAAGGTTTAGATCAGAAATTAACTGATATAAATATGTATTTAGGTGGGTATAATGGTGAGCAAGCAATACAATTTATATTTGATTACTTAGATAATAAAAGAGACTCTCTTCCAGAAGAAATAGAAAATGAATTGTTAAATTTTGGTATATTTTTTCCAGCGGTCCCTGCTTCAGATGAGCAAATTTCTTTTAATAAAGAAGCGTATGAGGAAGGACGCACTAGATTTATTGCCCAGAGAATGGTGGAACTGAGAGACGAAGGAAAATTTCCATCAACAGAAGATCCTGATTTTCGAGAAGCTCTTAGGCTAAGATC